GCTGCCTCATCGCTAACTTTGCAACAGTGCCACGAAAGATGGCTTATCCCCTTCAACATTGGCCTTCAGAAATGACCGGGCTTTCTCTAACAAACCAGGGTTACTGTACTCAAGATGATGACCCAGCTCGTGCCACAGTGCACTTGCATTTTCATCGTTCAAATTGACAGCAACAACACCATTAAGATTTGCATATGCCCTTCCCTGGTGGTGAACCACCTTTGATAAGGTCGAAATTTTACCGCCGGTCAGGCGATAAATATCAGCAAGTTCCTTGCGCAGGTCTATCCCACCATTCTGTCCAGCGCGAGCTTCTTCCACTTCTTCCGTGATAAAAGAGTCGGCCCACTCAAGAGCTTTTTCTTCAGATACGGATGAGTTTGCGATCGCACTGTTCATGGCAGATAACACTTTCTCGTGGACCGAACCCATACTTCGCTGATTCATTTGCCAGCGTGTCTGCGGGTTATATGAGAATCGCTTAAGTAGTTGGTCAAGCTGCTCAAGTTCTTCTTCACTGACATACTTTTTAGCCTCACCAATAATGCCAGGGAGAATATTGCCGTTAGGATTAAACGCTCGCGAAAGGAAGAGTTTCAGCGCCCCTATGCCCTCCGATGCTTCAATATCACCAATAACCCGGTTAACAATGGCCGCACTCTTCGGATTAGCATCCGCCAACGCTCTGGCTACGATTTGCAGGGACGATACGACCTCACGCTGCATATCAGTCCTGATCTCATCAATAAACTCTGGCGTTATGCCGTGCTCTTTAAGGATATCCCGGCCTTCCGCCGTTACCCCATCGATATCACCGACATGTTTATTAACACGGCTTTGCAATGCCTTAAATGCCTTCAGAATTCCACGGGCATCATCCGCTTTACTAACGGCCTTCCTGAATGCTGGCAAGAAGTCTGAGTTAACCTCATTTTGTTGATCGGCCCACTGAATGGAGGCTTCTTTCATCTCGTCCAGAGTCAGATCACCCAACGCGGTATGGTCTGTGAATATGAGCGACAACCTCTGAACCATTTCTGCCAATGGTGATGCCGAATGCGCCGCGCTAAGGAATGCTTTCACCCTGGTTGGGCGAATGGAAAACCAGTCAATAGCTGGTGGCATATCTCCGTTTTTTATCGCCTGCGCTATCTCGTCAAAGCCATCGCGCCCAAGGGAGGATGCGTGATTTAACAAGCCGCGAAGTAACGAATTGCTGATACCGAATAATCGGCACCATTTTTTCACGTCGGCAACAGGCATTCGAACAAAATGCGCAAGCACTTGTACAAGCTGTTCATCCTGGGGATCTGTGCGGGAAAGCAGCCTGATCAGATGAATAATGTCTTTGATGCCGGATGCCCGATGTAATAGCAAACTGGTATACGGAGCAACACCGTTGTAACTACCGCCGGAAACGGACTCGAAAAGACCGCCGGATATCCCTTGCATGCCTTCGTATTCCAGTTCCTGAGACACCTGGCGAAGGATATCCTGTAACGACACATCGCCGCCGCCAAACATATCCCCCAGCGCCTGGCCCTGGTGCTGTAACTCATCATTGATACGTTGAGCCATCAACTTAAAGGCGGTGGCCATACGCTTCGCGCTACGGTTATTCGCGACGATGAACAACGCGAGTGCTTTCACTTCCGGGGCCGTTTCGCTGAACATATCCCCCTGAGCAATAACATCGGTAATATGCTGGCCTGACTCCTTCGATTGCCTTACCAGGTCTACCGCATCTTTCAATGCCGCCAGCGCCTTTTTATCGAGGCTATCCGCTGTCTCAATGCCATCAACAATAGTTGTCACAGCCTGCTTGTGCGCTTCTCCTGATAAAGCCTGCATCTGGACAAAATCATTGGCTGCCGCATTAAGCGCCGTCAGAACATTACGCATATCCGGATCAGGTTCTTCTGCAACCATCCTTACCAGGCGCGCATCCTTATATGCCTTGGCAAAGATCGCGTTTTGTATACGGTCTACAAGTTGCCGTGTTGGTCGCCCATCTTCCGTTACAAGGCCAGCAGCCTGTGTGGCACCAACTTGCGTCATGAATCCGCGAATAAACGCGTCATTACTGCGGCTAAGCAGATCTCCGCTTTCTGACGGGTTAAACAACGCCATCATCGCCGGTGTTATGCTGTCGGCATCAACAAAAGCCTTTTCACTGGCTGCCATTTCCTGGAGATCAGAAATATTTGAGTCCTTGGCAAACTGAACACGGTCAACCTTCGTTAACCGGCGGCGCACCAGTACCGGAGCCGTCATTGATTCAACCTTTTCAGGCCGTATGCCGAATTCGGTCGCATGTTCAATCAGGTACTCCCGATACCGATCCGCATTACCGTCCTGATAGGCTTTAATGATCCCCATGGTCCGCCCATTACCTGACTCAACGGCATTGTCCTCACCAATTATTGGCGCGCCATGGCTGGATAAACCGGAATCGGTAAGCTGGGCAGGACGCAAATCCTTGGATATCTGGTTGACCTGAAGAAGGCTGGATGCGCGGGTCCGGTCGCGCGGCTGAAGTTCCTGGGGATAGTCTGGATTAATTTTCCCATCCAGAGTATTGGATACCAAAAGAACTGAGGCATCGACGATATCAAACGCTGTTTTTACCTCGTCTCCCTTCGCTGTCACCACATACGAAACCCGCCCATAATCGGGCAGGTTCTTTAGCAGCTCGATCAGCGTTTCTATGCTGGTGGCCATTACCACCTGATCGCTTAAGCTCATCCCTGTTACGCCTTATGCTGCCTCTTTAATGTTGGCGGCTATCCATGCCGCCGTGTGCTGTTTAACCTGGTCCAGGTCGATGTATGTGCCAACATATTGACTCAAATCCTGCAAGGTACCGATAAATGCATCGGTGCTCTGATCGACGAATTTATCAGCCAGGAAATCAGCAACCAGTTTTGGCACACCATCATGTTCCGAAGGTTGTTTTTCCTCGCCACTACCACCGCCGGACGCGCCGTACCCCATCTGTTGCATGATCTGGTCAATTTCATCGCTGATATCCAGCAACTCCATGCCACTCGCGGTCGCCGCTTTGGACATCAGAGCATCCAACTTATCGCTGAGATCCATTAACTCAATAGCTGATAGTGTCATGCCGCTACCCCCGCTTTCTGGATTGCTACCAACAGATCAGCCAGGTGGCGAGCTGCGCCGTTAACCAGCTCTTCGTTTTCCTCAAAACGTCCGGCAGCCTGAAGGGCTGCAATCGCTTCCCGGACATTGCCCCGGGCGTTACGGATCTCCGCCATGTCAGTGCTTTTCATATCCATCACGTTATTGAGATATTCAATGGCTTTATTAGCCTCTGCATCTGCTTCGCTAACCGTTTCATCAGGCTGTGCCGGGGCCGGTTCTGGCTGAGTAATCTCACCGACTTCGGCCTGCAATGCATTGATCATGCTCTGCACCATTTTCTCGGTGCCAGCGCCCCCAGGAAACGCAATATTGGGGAAAGTTTTTTGAAACTGAGTTTTCAGCATTACGCGGAACTCGTCTGGTGAGCTGGTGGCCAGCTCCAGAGCTTTTTGTGCATATTTGCCAAACGGACCATTAGTAAGTGTCTTCGCCAGGAAGTCGAAAGAATCCTCGCGAGGCAATAACTTCAGGTCGTACTCACTCATTTGCTGATCAGAAAGCGGGGTATCGAAAGTAGCAATGCCGTAGCGTGCATATTCATAATACGGGTCACCTTCATCAGGGCGCGGCAGAATTGCTTTGTTACCTTCAGGTATTGCGCCAGGGGCCGCCGGACGCATTTGCAGGGCATATCGATATGCACCTACAGAGACTTCTGGTTCAGGCGAAGAGCTACCGGTATCCTCCGCTTGTTCAGGTTCGACGTTTTCCGGTTTATGTTCTTCTGGTTGGACCAGGTATTCCGATACATTACCCGCTTTATAGGCTTTAAACAGCTTGCCGATCGCATCTGCCATGTCCACACCCTGTATGGATTTAGCCTTGATCATGTATACGCTGCCATCCGGATCGGTTAACTGGATATACCCTTCGCCGCCCCCAATGAATTGCTTCATTGATGCACCATTACTGAGCGTCACTTCCCCGTCCATATGCATACGATTTTTGATACTGGCAAGGCGATCCGTCAGCGCGCGAGAGTGCCCACCAGTCATCCCCGCTGGAGCAATGGTATCGCGCCCACCGGTGCGATTGAGCTGATCAATCTCCGTCTGCAAACGCTCATTCTCTTCATAAAGAGAATCCGCTTCCGATGCAACAGCGTTAATTTTCTGCTCCAGATCTGCCTTCTGCCCTTCTACCGCTGCCACCTGATCCGCGAGGTCGCTCATGGCATCCTCTTTCTGGTCACTGTCAGCCTGTAGTTGGGTTATTTCATCAACAAGGGCTTTTTTCTTCTTCTGCGCACGCTGGAATTTTGCCGAGTTTTTCTCTGCAAGGTTGGCAAGTTTCATGGTGACCTGCGCCAGCGTCATATCACGTCCACTCATCGGAGCAACGGTGTGAGTAACGTCTTTTTTATTCAGTAAGAACTGGAAAGCAACCAGCGTATCGCTATTGGTGATCCGGTTTTCCGCTGTCGGGCTATGAAACAGAATGCTGATAGTCTGACCATCACTGAGCGGAATAATGGCTGGCAAGACCGGCAGCCCGTTAACGTTACGTGCCCGGCCAATTTCAGCGCCGCCGATCGCGCGCGCGCCGCTCTGGGCCACATCCCCCGTTTTATCACTCCCCGCAGAGATTCCGGTACCATTCAGCTTCTGGTTCAATGCCCGGACAAATGCCTGCATGGTCCGGTGTAACTGCAAACGAGTAGAACTAATCGCCTCCAGTAAATCCGTAGCACACCAGTGGATCGGCGTGTCATAGAAGAACGTAGCCTCGATTTCCTCCAGGGTGTTGGATTCCGTCATCAGATAGCGGTCCTCACCGGCCATTAATGCGCGATATTCATCATCAGTCACTGGCGGGGGAAGCACGTCAAGCCCAGGCTTGATCGTCACCCCTTTATTGATATTGAACTGTTCCATGTTAATTTCCTGCTTTCAGTTGCTTAAGACGACGTTTGAGTTCGCCATTCCGTGCCTTTTCGTTATTGAGTCGGCCCGTCTCCTTATCCAGCTTCGCCCGCAAATCAGTGATCTGCTGTTGATTGAAAGACACCGAATTCTGCGCGGACTTATAAGCGGCAACCACCTGAGCATTCCGCTGTTTTGCTTCTTGCAGGCGCTGAAAGTTGGATTTAACTGCCGGTTTCTTGTCTACCGGATTGGCAACACGCTTCGCTTTGGCGATCAGTGATTTCTGGAATTTTGCGGAGTTTTTGCGGGCCGCCTGTCCCATGACGGTACCAAGCGTCTTGATATCCGGCGACTGAGCGTTAGGAATAGCTTTTCCATTCAGTTTCACAGACGATATATCGCCAGTATCGTTTACCTGTATGGCAAGAATTTGTCCGTCGTTAAGAACCAGCTTTGCGGTTTTAACTTTAACGCCATCTTTCGTTGTTGCGCGGTTGCTGGAGTCAACCTCAATTACCGTAACCCCGGTTTTATTGATCGCCGCGATAAGGGATTTCAGCCCCTTTTCATTAACCTGGTCAAAATCGACCGTTGCATACTTATTTTTCGTCATCTGACACATCCTGTGCGAGATTTATTACGTAACTTCTGCGGATTTGCTGAGTAACAGGGAAAATCCGATACAACGGGTTAATGAACGAGTCGCCATGCGTAACTATGACGTTGAAATGCCACAGTCGCTCTCCTTTACCCATATATTCAGTGGGTATGTACAACCATTCACTGTTTTCGCCCTGTTCAGCCGACGTCAGACAACGTTGTTCGCCTTCAATCACTGTCGTCGGCTTCTGAACATCGCGGATCCAATATCTGACCGTTGCGCCGCGCAAAAACGGGAATTTAGACCGGTATTTGAACGGCACCCGGATGAAATCCGGTTTAATTTCCACATCACCAAGTTCTAAATGCGTGATGTCCTTGCGTTTTAGCAAATAGCGATCGGCTAAGGCTAACGCAAGAACGCATACACCCCAGCCAATCATTTCCCGCCTCCCTTTTTCACCAAACTTGTAAGAACATTCAGAATGCTATCGATATTCACTCGTTTCATCCCTGAAATCACCTCATGACCGTTATTGCTGGCTATCGTTACCATTAAGTACGTAATTGATAACTCCCAGCCCTCGTGTTGCCCCAATAGGTACGCCACCGCGCCAGCTGTCACTGCAACAAAGATCTCCGTAACCAATCCCAACAAATTGCCAGACTGGCGACCGTCTCGGACATCCATCAGGAACGTGCCTATCCCACCAATTACTGAAAGCAGGAGCGCAATAGCAACTGGAGCTAATTCCTGTGTGTCAAGCACAAGTTCCCTCCTACGTTGTCAGGAGGTGACCTGCTCCCCGTTGATTAGTACACCCC